ATATTAAAGAATTGAGAATCCTAAAGAACGAATATAATCAAACAACTCGTAATATCGTTTATCCGCAACCTTTCTCTGGAGACACAATCCGAAGAATGAATGAATATTTACAAGCAGGAATTAATGCAGAAAAGGTATGGTTTGCTTCCTTACTACAGGTAAACGAAAACGCTTTTAATAACGCAATGCGTCATAGACCCGATGCACAAATTACAAATAAGCACGGCAAGCCTATAGATACCGAAGAACAGATTTACGAACAAGACTCATGGATTCACGAAACTCAAAAACAATTATCTCTTATAGAAGTAAAGTCCACCGCTTTAGGAACGATGCAGTTCGACCTGCCAAGTCATATTAAAAATAGTACCAAAGATGACCGCGCCCGCCGAGATAACTATACTTGTATGCTCATGGCTTATACAGCATCAAAGTATTATTTTGATATGCTTTTCACAGAAGTAGAAGAAATACAAAGTACGTTTGAACCATTCGCAATTTAAACTATGGATGTTTTAAAATATTGTATAAAAATAACGTTCCCTAAAGATGAAATGCCTGCTGTGCGATAAAGAGTTTGAGTTAGATAAGCAACTTCATATTCATATTGCTCGGTTTCACAAAACGAGAATCGAACAATACTATCGCCAATTCTATCCTAGATTTGACCTATTAACTAAGGATGGTATCAAGTTTAAAGATAAGGAATTCTATTTTGGTAGCTTATTCAACGGACGCGATAATATGGTTAAATATCTTAAACGCAATCCTTCTGAAAGACTTAGAATAATTTTAAAGATTCTTTCCCTACGTAAGAAAATCAAGAAACTCATCTACGCTCCTAGCTCTGTTGAGACACGGACATGCATGATTCCTTCTCCCGCTTTCGTTGAGTATTTAGGATTCGATTATAACGCATGCTGCGAAAAGGTCGGTTTGTTATCTCGCTATGATTATGAAGCGTCTATTTCCATAGGAGACGAAGCGGAATTTAACATCCTGATTGATACAAGAGAGCAAAAGCCTATTGACTTTGGATGCGAAACAATTCCGTGCAAATTAGATTATGGGGATTATACCTCTAGGAGTCATTACAAAAAGGTATTTATAGAACGGAAAAGTCTAGCTGACCTTTGCGGCACGATGTCGCAAGGATATGATAGAGTAAAAAAAGAATTTGAACGTTGCAAAGAAATGAATGGGAATCTTGTCGTCTGCGTAGAAGCCCCTATCTCAGCGCTCATGTCTTTCAAATCCCTGCCACGTAACAAAGCTATGAAGGCTTCTCCTGAATTTTTAGCGCACCGTATTCGTGAGATATGTCAAGAATTTCAATGTGTGCAGTTCTTATTCTTAAAATCCAGAGAAGAAATGCCGTCGGTTATTAAGAAATTATTGTTAATGGATAACGATTTGCGTACAATAGACTTGCAGTATCAATACGATTGTAAGAGATTAATAGCGTAAACCAGTGTAAAGAAAATATTATATGGCCCGAGCAACAGGAAAAAAGATTTCAACAAAGAGCGAAGCAATAGCCTCAGCAACTCCAAATACGCCAATTCCTTCGGATAATATAGGGGAATGGACGCCCCCAGTTTTTGCGGGCGAAGCTAAGGCTGACTTTTACGAAGGAGGAATTCAAGGTTTGCCAGCTAATGATACTCCTAAGAGACTCTTTGGAGGAGCTTTTTTTGACCGCCTCGCTTTACGTAGTTTCCTGAACATTCGCGCTGCGCCTAATCCGTTTTATGAAGGGCGTGCTTATTTTGAAGTTAGAGACGCTATCCTTTTATGTCAAAAAGCATACTGGAACTTTCCTCTTTTAAAGAATACTATCGACGTTATGACCGAACTATCTAATAGTCGCGTCTATCTCGAAGGCGGAAATCAGAAAACAAGAGACTTTATTGGCGCATGGTGGGACCGTATTGGATTTAGAACCTTTAAGGAAGAATTTTTCCGTGAATTTTGGCGCTCGGGAACGGTTCCTATTTATCGTTTCGACGGTGAGTACGACCCAAAAGATATTACTCAAATGACTCAAGTTTTCGGTTCTATGAAGAGTTTGAAAGTACCAGTCAGATATATTATTCTAAATCCCGCGAGCATTCAAGTCGAGGCTAATATTTCATTCCTACGACCCATGTATTATAAGGTTCTTTCTAACTATGAACTAGCTAGAATTCGAAACCCAAAAACTCCAGAAGATAAACAAGTTCTCGACTCTCTTCTTCCAGAGAACCGTAAGCAAGTTCTTGAAGGCGTCACCCCGTCTCTTCTATTAGACCCTGACCGTTTAACAATGGTTTTTTATAAGAAGCAAGCGTATGAACCTATGGCCGTTCCATTTGCATATCCCCTTCTTGAAGATATTGATGCTAAAATGGAGCTAAAACGTATCGACCGTAAAGTTGCACGCCAAGCAGATAGAATGCTTCTTTTAATTACCGCTGGTGCGAAACCAGACGATGGTGGTATTAATTATAAAACAATCCAAAGTCTTCAAACTTTATTCGCTAATGAAAGCGTCAATAGAACTCTTGTAGCTGATTATACTGTAAAAGCTGAATGGCAAATACCTGACATTAATAAAGTATTAGGACCACAGAAGTATGAGCAGCTTGATAAGGATATTTCCGCTGGTTTAAATGCTATTCTTTTTAGCGATAAAGAAAAATTTGCAAGTACGAGCATTAAGGTACAAATCTTTGTAGAACGACTAAAAGAAGCTCGCGCCTCTTTCCTAGAGAATTTCTTACAACCTGAAATCAAGAGAATATGCAAGACTCTTAATGCTAAAAACTATCCCGTCGCCCGTTTTGAAGAAATTAATCTTCGTGACGATTTGCAGTTTAGTAGACTCTATACGCAACTTGCTCAACTCGGATTACTCACTCCCGGTGAGCTATTTGAAGCTCTTGATACAGGCAAAATTCCTATTGCTGAACAAAGTCTTATTGACCAACAGGAGTACAAAACCCATCGTGAAAACGGTCTATATCTTCCTCTCGTAGGAGCTAGTGTTCAAGACCCCGGAATCGACGGCGCTACTATTCCCGCTCAGTTAGGAATTAAGCCTCCGTTCGGTGGAAAGCCTACCGCAGGGAAAAAGGGTAGTGGTTCTAAAGCTCCTACTGGTGCTGGTGGAGGTCGTCCGACTGGTTCTACTGCTCCTCAAACTATAAAGAAAGCTTCGCCTATTGGTACGCCTTCTAAAACTCTAAGCACAGCGAAACTGAAAGATGTATCTATCGCTGCCGATACTCTTATTCTAAGTTTAGAAAAGAAACTAAAGCGTAAACATAAACTAAAAGCTTTGAGCAACGAACAACAGGAAATGGCTAGTTTGATAGCTCAGTCTATTATGGCTAATGAAGAAATTTCTAAATGGGAGACTAGTATCGCTTCTTATATCGAAGAGCCTAAAGCTATTGACCCAAAGATTGAGGTCGAGATAGATAATTTATCTTTAATCCATGATGTTGACCCTTTCTTAGCTTCGATTTTAAGACTTTCAAAATCAGATGAAGATTCCCCAGCGGAAGAATAAGGTGTAAAGCCGGTTATGAAAGTGACCTTTTTAAATATTCTTTTTTGTGGATGTATTTTTTTATCTTCATGTGCAACCCCTGTAACTAAATATCGTGAGGCTGTTCAACAGGTAGACGACCGTGAGAGCGAAGCTGTTTATGCCACAAATGATAGTATTCATGCTGGGCGATTCGACCTTGCGGAAAAATACAGTGACCAGTCCGTTCGTTTGGTAACGCCTCCTATTAAGAGAATTCCTATACAGGGCTTTACAGTAAAACAATAATATGAGAAAACGCGCTCTTTCAATTTTTCTAGGATTATTGTTGATTTGTTCTTGTTCATTAGCGGTAACGCATCACCGCGTAGTAAAGCATACAGTTAAACATGCTATAGTCAGAACGCTCGACCCTCTTCCTGAATCGACGCCTCAACCGACAGCGCCCCTACTTAGCGATACTAGTAGTTTTGGTTTAAACAGTGGCCCTATAGTAGTTCTTCCTGCTGAATTCGCTGGAAAACCTGTAGTCGTTGCTGATTCTCCTGAGTACAAGCAGCTTGTATCTGAAAATAGTGGCTTAAAGGTTCAGCTAGATACAG